AGAATGACTTTGCGGGCCGTCTAGGCCCGCCACGACACCCCGGCGCGTGCCGGGTTGCCCCGCTGACCAGCGGCGCATTCTCAGTGCTGGCAATGGCCAGCCCGATAGATCGGGATTGTAAATGTCTGAAACAGTGGGCGCCGCTGCGGAAGCAGGAACGGCGAACGACGATCTGCGCGACGATGTGGCGATTGAGCCGGTCGATACGCAGGACGCCAGCGAAAACGGCGACGATGAACAGCCGGCCGAAACGGAAGAGATCGAAGAGATCGAGCTTTCGTTTGGCGCCGAGAAATTCAAGGTCGCCAAGGGCGCAATTCCGGCCGACGTCTTGGAAAAGCTGGAAGGCTATACCAAGAGCATCCAGGGGGATTACACCCGCAAAACGCAGGAGGTTGCCGAACAGCGCAAGTCGGCTGAAGCGCAAATGGAGTTTGCGACAAAGCTCGGCTCGCTAAAAGGCGACGCCCTGAAAGCTTTCTCGGATGGGCAGCGGCTCGCATCCGAAATTGAGCGTCTGGAACAAGTGGATATTGGCGCGCTGTGGCAGTCCGACCCGGACCAGGCCAGGCGCATCAGTGACGCCATTTCGTCCAAGCGTGGCGACTTCCAACGCCAAGTGAACGCGGTTACGCAGCATGAAAACGCCATGGACGCCGAGCAGCAGCGATACGTCGCCACGCAGCTTGAGGCAGGCCGGGCGAAAATGTCGCAACTCGTCAAGGGGTTTGACGCCAAGGGCGAAGCGGATCTGATCCAGTATGCCGTTAAGCACGGTATCCCGGAACAGGACGTGAAGCGGTGGGCGCTTAACCCGATCACATCGGCGTTTGCCTGGAAAGCGATGAAATACGACGCGCTCCAGGCGTCCACAAAGGCGGCTTCGGCTGCCAAACCGACACAAGCCCCAACGGCTCCGGTTCGCGCGGTGGCGGGCAAACCTTCGGCCTCGGCCAAGACACCCGACCAGATGAGCGACGACGAGTATTACCGTTGGGAAATGGCGAAACTCGCAAAGGGCCGGCGCTAAGGCGCGGCACCTCGCATACAGGGACCGGAACGCCGTGAGGCGCCCCGTGATGTTGCATGTCGAACACCCTTCTGACTATCGACCAGATCACGCGCAAGGCGCTCGTGGTTCTGCATCAAAAGCTCAACTTCATCGGCAACATCGACCGCCAGCATGAGGCCAGCTTCGGCAATGACGGCCGGCAGATCGGTGACAGCATCCGCATCCGCCTGCCGAATCAGTACGTTGTGCGAACCGGCCAGGTGTGGAACGCCCCGGCCATCGTCGAACAGCGCGTCAATCTGGTTGTGGACCGCTACCGCGGCGTGGACATGAATTTCTCCGACCAGGACTTGGCCCTGCGTGTGGAAGATTTCACTGAGCGCCACATTGACCCGGCGATGAGCGTTCTCGCCGCCCACATCGAAAACGATGCGATGGCGATGTTCAACAGCGTGTATCAGGCTGTGAACAACGTTGGCGCCCCCATCGGCACGCGGCCGGTTGCCCAGGCGCGCAAGCTTCTGGCCGACGCTCTCGCGCCGTCCAACGACCGCACGCTGATCCTGAACACGCAGGACAACCTCGACTTCATTGACGCGGTGAAGGGCCTGTTTCAGGATTCCTCGACCATCGCGAAGCAGTATCGTGAGGGCATGACCGGACGCACGGCCGGATTTGATGTTTATGAAAATACGCTGATTCCGACCCCCACGACCGGCACTGCGGCGTCTGCGACTGCCTACACGGTCAACGGCGCGTCGCAGGTTGGCGCTGGCATCATCATCCAGACTGGCACGCTTGGCTTTGCCGTGGGCGATGTGGTGACGTTCGCCGGGGCCTTCCGAGTGCATCCCGAGACGAAGCAGGCCACAGGCGACCTTCAGCAGTTCGTGGTGACAACGGCTCTGGTTGGCGCCGGCACGCTGGCGATCTCGCCGGCCATCGTGGTGACGGGCGCGCGGCAGAACGTGTCCGCTTCGCCCACCAACACTGGCGCGGTGGTCAAACTCGGCGGCGCGTCTGTGGTGTACCGCCCGAGCGTGGCGTTCCAGCGTGAGGCCTTCACTTTTGCCACGGCTGACCTGCCGTTGCCCAAGGGCCTGGACATGGCCAGCCGCAAGGTGATGGACGGGATTTCCATGCGCATGATCCGGGACTTTGACAGCGTGAACGCCCGGTTCGTCACGCGCCTGGACGTGCTTTACGGCTATGTGGCGCAGCGGCCGGAACTCGCCGCGCGCATTCTGTCCAACTAAGGAGGGCAGAGACATGGCTGGCATTACTCTCGGAAACGTCTATGGGCTGATGGTTGTCACGGTGAATCTTGACTTGCTGCAACTCACCGCGGGTGTGGCTACGGACCAGACGCACACGGTTCCCGGTGTGCGGGTGGGTGACGTGGTTATGATGACCGCTGATGCGGATTTCCCCGCGGGGCTTGTTATCGGCGGCGCCCGCGTGAGTGCGCGGGACACGGTGGTTATTCGCCTTGGAAACGTGACTGCGGGCACTGTGAACCCGGCTCCTGCTGCCTATACGTTCACAATCATCCGCCCGGATACCGGCGTTCGTGCGGGCGTTGTGATGTGATCCGACTGGCGCGGGGCTGTCATGGCCCCGCGCTTCTTCTTTTGGAGAAACCCATGACCTACATCGAATACCCCAAGGCGCTGTATCTGCGCGGATGGGAAGACCTCGGCGCCATGGTGACGGTGCACAACGCGGCCGAGGAAGCAGACGCCCGCACCGAGGGCTACAGGACGCTCGCTGAGCCGGTTGCGCCGCCTGCCGTGGCCGATGACGCCCCGGACGCGCCTAAGCGGCGTGGGCGGCCTCCTGGCGCGGTTGCTGTGGTGCAGCCGGAGTGAGCCTTCTCACAATCGCGCAGGCGGTTGCCGACGACATCGGCCTTGACGTGCGGCCTGTGTCGGTAATGGGCAATCCTGATGCGGACGCGCAGCGGCTGATGCGGTTTGCCGCCCGTGTGGGCAGCGACCTCGCCGCGCGTGCGCCGTGGCAGGCGTTGCGGTTGGTGACGAAGTTTGGCGCGTCCGGTGGGGAAATGCAGGGCGGCGCTATCCCCGCTGCGTTCCTGCGGTTTTCGCCTGAGACGCTGTGGGATGAAAGCCACGGCTTGACCATTACTGGCCCGGTTGACGCTACGGAATACCAAGCGCGGAAATACAACATGGCCGACGGTAGCGCCGTTGACCTGTCCACCAGCACGACCTTGATCGAGGGCGAGGAAATCTACACCAGCACGACCTCAATCGGCTTCGTGACAGGCTCAAGCTACGCCGGCCCTATGCGGTGGTTTACGCGCCGGGCCAATGCGCTGCTGATCTGGCCCCCACCGCCTGTCGGCACCGTCATTTCCTTCGCCTACCAGTCGGGCGCGTACTGCGAGAGCGCAGCCGGAGACCCGCAGGCCGCGTGGTTGGCCGACACTGACACGGGGCGTATTTCTGAAGAGCTAATCACCCTGGGGATGATCTATCGCTTTCTCAACGCGGACGGGCAGCCGTATCAGCAAGCGCAGGCTGACTACGAGCGCCGGCTGTCGCGGGAGATTGCGAGCGATGCGCCGAGCGCGCGGGTGCTGGCATCGGCTGACATTTTCGCGGTTGGATCGTCGCGCTTCACGGGTGAGCCGACATCGCCAACGGGCCGATACTATTGAAAGGCGCGCCCGCCCGCGCTGTCTCCCTGCCCCCCCCTACGGGCGGGTGGGACGCCATATCCCCGCTTGTGGATATGCCCACCGACCGCGCGCAAACGCTCATCAACTGGTTCCCCGAGGCTGATAAGGTGACGGTGCGGCGCGGCTTTACCCCGCACGCCACGGGCATGACCGGCGCGATTGAGACGATCTTCGCCTATCAGCCGCCGAGCGGCGCCGGGGAGTTGTTCGCCGCGGCCAACAATTCGATTTTCGACGTGACTGCATCTGGCGCGGTTGGCACGGCGTTGGTGACAAGCACGGTCAATAATCGCTGGCAGTGGGCGCAGATGACCACGGCGGGCGGGCATTTCATCCTTGCCGCCAATGGCGCGGCCACGGCGCAGCTTTACAACGGCAGCGTATGGGCAGACAGCACCATCACCGGCCCCACGCTGGCCGATTTGGTCTGGGTAAACCAGCACCAGCGGCGCATGTGGATGGGCGAAACGAACACGCTGCGCGCCTGGTATCTCGCGCCGAACGCGATTACGGGCGCTGCTAATTCCTTCGATTTCACCGGCCTGGCCTCGCAGGGCGGGTTTCTGATCGGCATGGGCACATGGACCCGCGACGGTGGCAGTGGGCCTGACGATCTCGCGGTATTCCTCACCAGCGAGGGTGAGGCGCTGGTCTATGCCGGCACAGACCCTTCCAGTGCGGCGACATGGGCGCTTCAAGGCATCTTCCGCATTGGGCGGCCTCTCGGGCGGCGGGCCATGATTAAGGCCGGCGCGGATCTGATCGTGATGACGCAGGACGGCTTCGCGGAAATGTCGCGGGTTCTGCCGATCGACCGCAGCCAGCAGGTGGCGGCGAGCCTGACCTACAATATCAACCCGGCGTTGGCCGAGCAGGCGCGGTCATTTTCCGGGAACTTCGGCTGGCAGGCGATGCTTTATCCGCCTGCGAAAATGCTGATTTTCAACGTGCCTGCTGCGGCGGGCGGCTTTGAGCAATACGTGTTCAACACCATCACGCGCGCCCCCGCCCGGTTTACTGGCATCCCGGCGCGCTGCTTCGGGCTGCTTGGCGATGCGGCTTACTTCGGCGGCAACGGCACGGTGTTCCGGTTT